GTCCAAGAACTCGCATTGGCTAAACAAATCCATTGGCGACTTTGTGATTGGGGAGCCTGTCAGGATGCGCCGGTACTTGGCAAGTTGACCACATTTGAGGATGTTAGAGGTCCGCGCCGCCTTCCTATTTTTAATCGTAGTACTTTCGTCCACGATCACCAGATTGTCCGGATGGTTTTCCAGATAGAGAAACGCGGCTGTCGCTCCCTTCTTCGTAGAGAGCGCCTCGACGTTCATTACCAGAATGCGTAACCGTGCGTCTGTGCGGCGCACCAGTTCCGTCATCTGCTCACGAAACCCTTTGGTGAAGTTGGGTTGCCAGCGCACGATCAAGGTATCGATACGATCCGGCATATGAACCGGGATCTCCCGGAAGATCCAGTTGTCGTACACCCCCTTTGGTGCAATGATGAGAACGGCATTTATCTTGCCAGACTCATAAAGCGCGGCAGCATTGTCCAGCGCAATTTTTGTTTTACCGGTTCCCATTTCAAGAAACCAAGCATGAGAGGTGCGCTGCCAGGATTCCTCAAACACAGAACGCTGATGGTCGTAAGGCTCTGTCTTGAAGATGTAGGACATCCAGAAATTCTCCGCTTGACACTGGGAAGGTATACGATATTATCTGCCTACTGTAAAGGGTCAACAGCCCTTGGATCACGAAAGACGGAGAACGAATATGGATTCAGTTGACGATATTCTCGCGGAAATGGAATCAGACTCAGCGTCTGACGAAAGTTCGCTAGATAGTTTGAACTCCCAAAAATCTCAAAGTATGCGTTCAATGGCCGAGATAGCTCGTGCCATTAGGAACAAGGAAGCCGAGATTGGCGACCTTGAAGAGCTTCTCAAATCAAAAAAGGAAGAGCTTCGGCGTAAGTCTGAAGAAGAGCTTCCTTCGATGATGGCCGAATTGGGCGTGAACAGCTTTGAGCTTGATGATGGCTCTAAGGTGACAGTCCGGGACTTATATGGCGGCTACATTTCGAAGCCCAATCGTGACTCTGCTTACGAATGGCTCAGAGAGAACGACTACGACGACATCATCAAAAACACCATAGCCATTCAGTTTGGCCGTGGCGAGGATCAGGAGGCCGAAAAGTACCTCAAAATTCTGGAGGGGCACGGCCTTCTACCTGAGCAAAATACATCCATCCACCCAAGCACCTTGAAGGCGTGGGTGAAAGAGCGAATGGAAAATGGGGATCAATTTCCCATGGATCTGTTTGGAGCATTTGTCGGCCAGAGGGCCGTTGTCAAAAGGAGCCGCTAATGGCTAAGACCCCTGCGAAGAAGAAAACTAACGGCAGCGCCGTTGCCGTACTAGACGAAACCATGTTCGAGGCCGACGCCGGTAAAGGGTTGGAGAACATCGGAGCCGAAGATCTGGCTCTGCCCTTTCTCAAAGTCCTCTCCCGACAGGACCCCGTTTTGGATGATCTGGATGCTAAAGCTGGTGACATCTACAATACCGTCACCAACGAAGTCTTTTCCGGAAAAGAAGGTGTACTAGTCATACCTTGCGCCTTCCAGAAGCGTTTCATTCAGTGGGCTCCCCGAGGCGGGGGTTCCGGCGCTCCTTTGGGAATTTTCGGTCCCGGAGAAGCGCGGCCCGCAACGGAACGCTCCACTGAAGACAACAAGGACTACGTTGTCGGCGGCACGGGCGATTATATAGAGCAGACCGCACAACATTATGTCTTGCTCTTGTCTGGTGAAGGCTCTGAACGGGCGCTCATTGCCATGAAATCCACCCAGCTAAAGAAAAGCCGTAAGTGGATGTCGATGATCCTGTCTCGACAGATGCAGGGTAAAAACGGGCCCTTCGTTCCTCCAATGTTCAGCCATGTCTATCGGTTGACTACCGTCAGTCAGGAAAACAGCAAGGGTAGCTGGCACGGCTGGGAGGTAGCCCTCGACGGTCAGGTCCGGGACCTCAACCTGTACCATGCGGCTAAGGTGTTTGGTGACTCAGTTGATAGTGGAAACATCGAAGTCCGACATCAGCAAGAAGGTTCTTCTGAATCCCTGGATGATAGCATCCCATTCTAAACTGACGTGGCGGGGCTTGTCCCCGCCACTTCTTTCAGGGGGGATGAAATGTCCAACAGCGAAAAATTCGCGGCAATTTTTGACGGCCTAGCAGACGCCTACGGAACCTACAGGGTTGATCGCAAACAGGCTAACGGCAAGAACGTAGGATACACGCAGGTTCATCACGAACCACGGACCACGGCTCATTGGGACCGGCACCTTGCGGGTCAGGGGGAGGCCCTGGGGATTATCCCCATTAACCGGGATAACGCCTGCAAATGGGGAGCCATCGATATTGATGTTTACCCTATTGAACACAAAGCTCTTGTCGATAAAATCCGAAAGCACAAACTACCGTTTATTTGTTTCCGTTCGAAATCCGGCGGCGCTCATCTGTCTTTGTTTTCGACAGAATGGATGCCCGCACGGGAGATGCGAGACACCTTAACGAGATTAATGGCGGCGCTTGGTTACAGTGCCGACACAGAAATTTTTCCCAAACAGATTAAGCTCCACGCCAATGATACCGGAAATTACCTGACCGTTCCGTATTTCGACGCCGAGGAGGGGTTGCGCTATGCCTTCATGGACGATGGTACGGCAGCAACCCTGGAACAATTTTTTGAATTACATGAAGAGCATGTTCAAACTCCTGAGCAAATCCTTGCTCTGTCCCTGGAGGAAGAAGTAGAGGGTCTGTCGGAAGGACCTCCGTGCCTTCAATTTCTTTGTCACCAGGGGTTCCCCGAGGGAACGCGCAACAACGGCTTATTCAATCTAGGCGTCTATTTGCGTAAGGCATATCCAGATGATTGGGAAACACAAATCCTGACTTTCAACATGCAGTACATGGACCCGCCTCTGCCTCTCAACGAAGTGAACATTGTTGCCAAGCAGCTACGGCGGAAGGACTACACTTATAAGTGCCGGGACATGCCAATCGTGTCTCATTGCAATCGTGACGTATGCCGAACCCGAAAGCACGGCATTGGCGGGGGCCCTACAGCTACCGTAGCGAACTTGAGGAAGTATGATTCCGACCCACCGGTTTGGTTTTTAGACGTGAACGGAGTTCCCGTGGAACTCGACACTGATGCTTTGATGAACCAGAACTCGTTTCAAAAAGCCTGTGTGGAACAGATCAACTTCTTTCCTCAGACGGCCACGAAGCCAATCTGGGAAGGCCGCATGAACGCTCTCCTGTCTGAAATGATTACGATGGAAGGCAGCATCATCGAAGTGTCCAAGGACAGTAGCGTCAACGGTCAGTTCTACGACCTCCTGGAAGAGTTTTGCACGTCCATGCAAACCGCGAACGACATGGAGGAGATCCTCCTACGCCGCCCATGGACCGACGAAGAGAAGAAGCGCACCCTTTTCCGGCTGAAAGATCTATCCGGCCATTTAAGGAAGAACAGGTTTTTTGAATACAAACCAAATGTCATTAGCCAGCGTCTGCGGGACATAGGGGGAGAGCCTCTCCAAATAAGGATTAAAAACAAGCCTACTCGCGTATGGGCGGTCCCCTCCTTTGATGTTGTCGAAGTCGAAGTATCTACGCCCGACTTTGGCGACCAAGATGCGCCCCCGTTCTGATGATTAAAGCTGACGGTTTTGATAACGCCATACTTGGCGTCACAACGCTGCCAGACGGGACCGAGGTGATGGTCTACGACAAGAGGCGGTGCATACAGATCATCATGTTTACGCTGGGCTTTGACTACAACGAATCTATCGGGTTCTTTGAGTTCAACATCCGACTTCCGGACCTGGGGGAATCCGCTCCGCTATACGTCGAGCCCTATTTCGAAGAGGACTACGACGACGAGCCTATGGAAAAGGAAAACTGATGTTTCGAGTATTTGGGCCCCCGGGCACCGGTAAAACCACCACGCTTTTAAACATGGTGGACAAGGAGCTAGACGCTGGTACGCCGCCCGAGAGAATTGCCTTCCTGGCATTCACCCGAAAGGCTGCTTATGAGGCACGGGATCGCGCCGCAGTCAGATTCAATCTGGACCCCAAAAAACAACTGCCTTATTTCCGAACCATTCACAGTTTGTGTCTGTTGATCCTGGGGCTGCGGACAGAGCAAATCCTCAAGGCGGCGGACCTGAAGGAATTTGCCAACCGCATTGGCATTGATGTCTCGACCACTATTGAAGAGGAGGAGGAAGCGTTCAAACCAGACCATCCCGTCTTGCAGCTTCTCCATCTGTCGCGTACCCGGAAAACCCCTTTGCGCGAGGAGTACAATAGAAACCACACGCTTCTCCACGGTTGGGAGGAGGTGGACTATATCACCCGAGCATATAAAGAATATAAAGACACTAACGGCCTTTACGATTTCACCGACATGCTGGAGAACTTCGTGCAGCACGGGCGGACAACGTGCCCGGAGTTTGAGATTTGTTTTCTGGATGAGGCCCAGGACCTGACGCCGCTACAATGGGACATTGCCCATTTGCTGGATAAGAAGAGCAACCGAATGTGGTGCGCTGGCGACGATGATCAGGCTATTTATAAATGGGCGGGAGCCGACGTGGATCAATTCATAAATCTTCCAGGAGGCAGCGAGACCCTTGAGCAGTCCTACAGGATACCCTCCTCCGTTCACGACGTAGCGATGAATATTGCACACCGCATCCACAAGCGGTATCCAAAGGTCTATCGTCCACGAGAAGAGCGGGGGCTGGTCCGCCGCATCCGGGACATCAACGATCTTGATCTATCCGAAGGTTCCTGGCTGATCCTCGCTCAGGCCAGATACATGCTGCATCAAACCTATCCAGATCTGAAGTCGGCAGGCTACCTGTTCGATAAACAAGGGCGAAGTTCAATAGGCGCAAAGCTCTCCACTGCCGTCAATTCCTGGGAGCAACTCAGGAATGGTAAAAGCATTGCGCTGGATTCAGCCAAGACCATGTACGGCTTCATGTCCTCCGGCACCCGCGTCGAGCGAGGCTTCAAGAAAATTCAAGCGGAGGAGGAGGCCCTCTTTACGCTGCCGTCTTTGCAAAAAGACCACGGGCTTCTGGCCTGCGGAGATATGATCTGGCACGAGGCCCTGGATAAAATTCCTGACGCTGAACGTGCCTACATAGTTGCCCTCCTCCGTAGAGGAGAGAAGTTCAATGCCCCGCCCCGTATCACAGTGTCCACGATCCACGGCGCAAAAGGCGGCGAGGCCGACAACGTCGTCTTGATGACTGACCTTACTGCGGCTGCGGACAACGAACGTCAAATCGAACCTGACAATCTCAACCGCGTATTTTATGTCGGGGTCACGAGGACGCGACAGAAGCTCTACATCGTGGAACCCGAAAACACATACAGGAGCTTCGAAATATGAAACGCGGGAAAGTTCTACAAACGGCGTTTAAATTAATTTTTGGCCCACGGTCCGAGAAGTACGGACCGCCGCTCACGAACCATCAACGAATTGCCGCTGGATGGTCCGTTATTTTTGAACAAGATGTTACGCCTTCACAGGTTGTTAAAGCCTTGATATGGCTTAAACTAGCGAGACTCGTCTATGGAAACGATGAAGACAGTTGGGTGGACATTGCGGGTTATGCAGCAATTGGTAGTGAAGTAGCGGATGACGAATAAATTACAGATGGCAATGTTCCCTCCAGTTTCCGAGTGGCTTCCCCCCGACACGTTTCCCGACATAACGGATGCAAAAGAAATTGCAATCGATGTCGAGACCCGAGACCCGGACCTCAAGACCCACGGTGCCGGTTGGGCTAGAAACGTAGGCGAAGTTGTCGGCGTTGCCGTTGCGGTTGACGGCTGGAAGACGTACATCCCCCTGCGCCACCTTGGCGGCGGCAACCTGGACGAACGTGTGGTCAGCAAGTGGCTGAAGCGTGTCTTCGAATGCCCCGCTGACAAGATCATGCATAACGCCCAGTACGATGCCGGTTGGATACGCCGGATGGGCTTTAAGCTAAATGGCCGCATTATCGACACGATGATCACGGCAGGCTTGCTGGACGAAAACAGATTCAGTTACTCGCTCAATGCCCTCGCCTACGACCACCTGGGGAAAGTCAAAAGCGAGAAGACCCTCACGGAAGCCGCACGGGAATTTGGACTGGATCCAAAGGCCGAGCTTTGGAAGCTGCCCGCACACTTTGTCGGGCCCTACGCCGAGACCGACGCCGAACTCACGCTCGAATTGTGGCGAAACTTCGTGCCAAAGTTGAACACCGAGGACCTGTGGGCTGTTCATGCGCTGGAAACGGACCTGTTACCGTGCCTCATCGACATGACCTGGACCGGCGTCAGGGTAGACATTGACCGCGCCGAACGGACCAAGCAAACGCTTCTCAAACGAGAGAAGGCGCTCTTGAGAAAGATTAAAAAGGTCAGCGGCCAGGAGGTCGAGATCTGGGCCGCCGCGTCCATTGCCAAGGCGTTCGATGCGATGAGCGTGACGTACCCTAAAACCGAAAAGGGCAACCCGAGCTTCACCAAGCTGTTTTTGTCAGAGCATCCGGCAGAGATTGCCCAGCTAATTGTCGAAGCCAGGGAGATCAACAAAACCCACTCGACGTTCATCAATACGATACTGCGACACGTCGCCATCGATGGCCGCATTCACGCCCACATTAACCAGCTTCGATCCGACGAAGGCGGTACCGTCTCTGGCCGGATCTCCATGTCCAATCCAAACCTGCAACAGGTCCCGGCGCGTCACGCGCAGCTTGGTCCAATGATCCGCAGCCTGTTCCTACCGGAAGAAGATCAGCAATGGGCCGCAATAGACTTCAGTCAGCAAGAGCCAAGAATCCTGGTCCACTACGCTGCTACATACGGCAAGTGGAAAAAAGAAGATGAGGGGCTTCCCGGCGCAGCGGAATTTGTCGAGGGCTACCGCAACGATCCGGATATGGACTTCCACACAATGGTCGCAGAGATGGCGGACATCTCTCGTTCCCAGGCGAAGACCATAAATCTGGCGATGATGTACGGGATGGGGGTGAACAAGCTCTCACAGCAACTCGACATCTCCCTGGACGAAGCCAAGGACCTGACGAAGCAGTACCATGCGAGAGTGCCCTTCGTTAAGATGTTGACGCAGGGCGTATCGCGCCGCCTGGAAGACCGCAAGTCGTCCGGCAGCATTCGCTCTCTGAAAGGCCGCAAGTGCCGCTTCGACAAATGGGAACCCGACACGTTCGAGATGCATAAGGCCATGTCCTGGGATGATGCAGTCGCGGCCCACGGCCCAACGACCAGATTGAAACGGGCAATGACCTACAAGGCGCTCAACCGTCTAATCCAGGCAAGCGCAGCCGATATGTGCAAACAAGCCATGGTCGATTTGCATCAGAAAGGCATCACGCCAATGATCCAGGTCCACGATGAGTTGGACTGCTCCGTTACTACGCTGGAAGAAGCCCAGGAGATCGCCCAGGTCATGGTCGATGCAGTGCCCCTGGAAGTTCCGTCCAAGTGCGACATAGAGATGGGGCCCTCATGGGGAGAGGCCACGGCTGTATGACAGATGCTGCCTGGATAAAATGCCCCGACTGCGAGGAGTATTTTTGCACCATCCACAACGCACACGCTTTCGAATGCGATTGTCCACCAATTGAAGAATGGCAAACAGACCCTTACAGCCCTTAGTCGCCGCTGTCTAAGCCTTCTATTATTTCATTTGTGGTCAAGACAGGCTGCGGCACGATCTTCGGCAACTGGACGACTTTCGGGTTTTTACGGATAAACCCACGAGAGGTCGCGGCCCACGATTCTTCCATTACCCCAACGGCCACACCGGCTAGGTACAGGGCCATCTTGTCCTTGTCGCCAGCGCAAGCCGCTTCAGCATCCGACATCAGGAATTCTAGCAATTCATCTTTCATACTTAGCAAAAGCCTCCCTCAAAGTTTGTTCTTGGGTCTCCACAGTAAACTCATCCACTAAAAACCGCCAGTGGATCTTCGTACAAACTTCTACCGGCATGAACCGGCACAGCCTCTTGTCCAATGCAACCAGGGCGACTATGTCGCACTCGTCCGACGTCAACAATCGGCGGCTGTGGTTTCTTCGGCCACCGCCAACGGCACTGCCAACCAAAAACTCGTACTTGATGTTGGCTTTTTTATTAGCTTTACGAGGTGCGACGGTTGACTTGACTTGGACCCGGACAACGTGCGGCCCGGAAAAGGCAACGAGATCGATGCGATGCACCCCAGCGTACACCACCTCCCAGCGTTCTGCCTCCTGGGATTGGATCACCGACGCAGCCAGATACTCGGCTGCTCTGCCTGTGTTCACTTCGGAGATCGTAATTGCTCCGAAAACCCTTGGTTTTCAATAGATATTCGCATATATTCTCCCCCAGGAGGTGCCAAAATGGACACTCGAAAATGGAAGTCTATCCTTGTACCCAGAGAGGTGTACGAGGAAGTAGTTAAAATTTCTCATGCTGAAGGACGAACCATAAGCGGTCAGTTGCGAGTTATCTTTTCGCAATGGTATATGGCTTTGTACGCCGGGAACGCCAAAGAGGATGGCTAAGGGGGCGTTCGTCCCCAAACCCTTACTAAACCATCAAGAAGACGTCGCTGCTCTTGCAGGTTTTTCTGAATATGCAAGGTGCGCTCGTCGATGCGCTCTTGGCGGGCCGAAATTTCTCCCATGTTGATTATAGCATCTTCGACTTTGTGGATGCGTCTATCCTGATCATCGTTTTGCTGGGTCAATTGTCCCCAGGCAATAGCGGCACCTAGAGCCACCACTCCGGCGGGAATGAGCGCCAGCCACCTAGTCATCTTTAGACTTGGATTTTGGAGGCTTCCTGTCCTCTGGGGCTAGATATTTGTCACCCACAATGAAGCCGTGGAAATTTTCCTTCAAAAACTTATAGACAGTCTCAGTCGGAATTGACCATCCCATATGAGTGACGGCCTGAAAACCTGCGGCAGAAACGCGGCTTGGCACACCTATCATTTCATACCGCTGCCTTTCGCTTGAGCGGGCAAACAGTGCGCCACCGGAGTTGCCAAAAATTATTGGTGATGTCGCCAGTTGATACCGGTAGCCGTTGATGATCTGTTCTGAAAAGGCCATCTCGCCACTAGTCATGAATGGCGGGAAGCCTAGACCAGCGCCGACGGCCCAGACACGCTGCCCAAGTTTTGGTACTTCGTCTTTCGGCAAAATAAATGCTACGGGCTCGACGCCACGCTCGTAGTCGCGTAGTTGCAACAGCGCCAGATCCCGCTGCTCATCGTGCGCGACGATGTCGGCAATCTTTCCCCTGGTGCCAACGGAGCGGGCGCATCTGATGTAGTCGAACCAGAACGCCGTGACCGGAGACCGCGTCTCACGCTTCACCTTCTTGGATTTCTGAGGGCTCCAGATTTCGCGAATGCGGATTGATTCCGAGATGACGTGGTAGTTGGTCAGGATATACGTCTCGTACTTTTTCTTCTCTTCGGTACCATGATTTTTTGAATAGATGACGGTACCTGAACCAGTGGTGTCAATCCGCACGGCGGTATTGAGCATCTCACGATGCTGCGGGCCACAGCCCGCTTTGGCGTCAGCAATTCCAGCACAAGCGATGAGAGCAACTAGGGCGGCAGCTTTCAAGAATTTCACGATGTCTCCTCAGACCAGTACAGCGCGACACACTTCACACCGGACGTGATCGTCCATAACTTCACCTCTGATCATAGCGCCGCAGAAATCGCAGGGGATCATGTCCTGATAGTGGGAGACAGGCGGCGTCCGTTCCGGGGCATATTCTATCTCTTTTTCCAGTTTTTGCCAAACCTCGTATAGGGTTGTTTCGGAGCATGGTTTGTCCCAGACGCTGATGGCCAATGACCTGTCCGGGCTCCCTCCTTTCTGGAGATAGTCCTCCCTAAAGGTCAAGTTAGCGAACCGGGAGGGCCTGTGCCGTTGCCACTGTTCGTAGCCTTTCTGACAGGCCCACAAACGTTCCGGCGTGATCAAAACCATTTGCTCGACGCCTATGGCGAAGGCATGGTCGATGAACCGTCGAATGTGCCGGAAGGGCGGATTGGTGACGATGATAGGTGCCTGCGCCTCGCGCCAATCAAAGAAGTCGTGACCCTCATCGATGTCATCGAAGATCTTATCGTAGCTGCCCACAACAATGTCGTGGCTGATGACGCTGTACCCTGCCTGTTCGAGCGCGGTCGAGAACCTGCCGTCCCCGGCGCACGGCTCCCATACCGTCGCATCTTCTCTCAGTTTCACGTGAAACAATACACAATCAATGATGCTCTGGGGCGTGGGGTAAAAGTCTCTCTCGTGCCTCATTGGGGCCTCCTAAATGAGGTTGACATATAGGAGGAATTCTATATCCTGGAGGAGGCTGCGGTCAAGTCTGACATGCTCTCGACCGCGCCGTGGGACTTTTTGACTCCTTTGTCCCAACCCCGTCGCTGACCCCCCTCCCAGTATGGCGGCGGGGCAACCTTACCCCCAGGCTCTTGCTTGCTACCAGGAGCCTGGGGGGAT